ACACATGAAAAAAGCCATCACAATAGCAAAATTCATCATTTTAGCGCCTATTTATCTTTACCTATTCATTGCAGACAGGTTGTTTATTTCATTCTATCCGATTGGCAACCAATGGCACCAGAATGTGGCACTTAAACACCCAAATTGGTGGGTTGTCCTTCTGACTACTTACCGCATTGTTTGGGCACTCATCTTATTTTCAATCTTCAAATTCATTCAATATGTTTTCTTTTCTTAGACGCTTATTCGGCAAAAAACAAAAAGACCTACAAGCTAAACAATACGAGCAAATCGGGCGTTTAATTGTTCACGGAGCAATGACCGATAGACGTTTTAACCGTGCCATTTCAGCGCTGCCACTTTATCCAAAACTCCTTGAAATAATTGGGCAACACCCCGAACAAAGAAAAGCAAGGATGTTTGTTAGATTTTTTCAATTGTACAGAAAACGCTAAATTTGGTACGTTGATTGATGCAATTAGGTCGGCTCATTGTCGGCCTTTTTTATACATTGTAACATGGAAAAGAAAGAGAAAAAACCAAGAGCACCAAGGAAAAAGCCTAGTCCATTAACAAAGGCAGGACAACCAAGAAAGAAAACAGGCGTGCCAACTGTAAAGAATACGCCTGATAAATTTGAATTGCTTTGCCAAATGATTGAAATTGAGGGGATTAGCGCAATTAAAGGCATCAAAAGGCTTGGTTTGAGCACTGATATGTTCTATAAATGGCTAAATGAGGACGAAAATAACGCGAAAAAATACGCGCGTGCAGCTGAAATACGTAGCGAAATGATATTCGAGGAAATGCTCGATATTGCCGATAAACAAGACAAAGACGTGTATATTGATGCCGATGGTAAAGAGCGAACAGACCACAATGTCATTCACCGCAACAAGCTACAAATCGACACGCGTAAATGGTATTTATCCAAGATAATGCCTAAGAAGTACGGCGATAAAGTCGACATTACAACCAACAATCAAAGCCTAAACTCCCCGAAAGGAATTGAGCTCAACGATGACCAAATAACGAAGCTCATTGACAAGCTATGATGAAATAAAGCCATTACTGCAATCGGCCGCACGAAGTAATTTCGTTGCGTTCTGTTTCTTCTATGACTATGACTTTTTCAAATCACGGCCATACCTCAAAGAAATCGCACAGGCGTTTCAAGATATTGATGACCGAGTAATTAGAACGCTGGCAGTATCATTGCCACCTCGCGCAGGTAAATCCTACATAACCTCATTATTTTGCGCTTGGACACTTGGAAAGCATCCAACTGAAAGCGTAATGAGAAACACCTGTACCGCTACGCTTGCTCAAAAACTTTCATACGATGCAAGGAATATTGTACGATCAGAAAAATTCATGCAGGTTTTTCCCGAAGTAAGGCTATCAGATGACCGAGGTAGCGTTGACGCTTGGTCGACAAATTACTCAAAGCAAGTCGGTTATTTTGGCCGAGGCGTTGGGGGTACCATCATTGGTTTTGGTGCAAGTAAACTAGCGATTACCGATGACCTTTTCAAATCCATGGAAGATGCGATGAGCGAAACGATACGCGAAAAAACTCACTCATGGAAAGAGGCAACACACGACTCACGTAAGGAAAGCGGATGTGCTGAGATTGACATTGGCACCAGATGGACCCGTGACGACGTTATCGGTAAAAATACCGAGCAAGGATATTACGACCGACAAATCATTGTGCCGGCACTCATTGAGCAAAACGGCGAATTGCTTTCGTTTTGTGAGGCTGTAATGACAACCGAGGAATATTTGCGTAAGAAGCAAAAGACCAGGGAGGAGATTTGGATGGCTGAGTATATGCAGCAGCCTGTTGACATTAAAGGCCGTTTGTTTGAACACTTACGTACATTCAAAGACGTTCAGGCGGTCAAGAAACACACCGCAGGCGCATTTGCTTACATTGACGTAGCCGACGAGGGCAGCGACTTCCTTTGCCTTGTCATTGGCCACATAGTCGGAAAAGATGTGTATATAACTGACGTGGTTTTCTCAAAGGCAAATACTGACGTTACAATCCCACTTTGTGCCAAGGTATTGGATGACAACAATGTGAGCTATTGTAGAGTTGAAACCAATGGAATGGGGGCGATATTTATCAAATCGCTACGCAAGGCCACAAAAACGAGGTTGTTGCCTGTTGTAAACAACCAAAACAAAGAGACCCGAATTATAATGAATAGTAGCTATGTGCTGCGCAAATTCAGATTCCTAGCCGACCAAATCGGCGAGTACGGTCAGTTTATCCATAACCTTAAAGGCTATCAAAAAGAAGGCAAGAATAAGAATGATGATGCGCCTGACGCGGTTACAGGCCTAGCGTTGTTTGTTCAGGCGATGTTGCCTAAACTAGATGCCGAGTAAATTACGCTTTTCCTCATCGCTAAGCGGTGTAATGTTGCTTATCTTCTCAACTGCGCTTGCACGCTTAAACATAGCCTCAGCACTTCGCGTTTGGTCCTCTTTAAGCACAGAGATGTGCGAGAAGTCTGGCACCAAGTACATTCCTTCCTCATGGAGCTTCATTTGCTTAGTGAACTCATCGTATAGGATTTCAGTTGTTGGGATAATAGTTGAGTTGTACGCCTGACGCTCTCCCATTTCTACATTTGAGAAAGTTGAGCCTTTGCCGCCTTCACCCTGGCCGAACATATGTTGATTTAATCCGTAGGCATCAATGATAGCCAACTTGTCAGCAGTCATTTCCTCAAATAGCATCAAATCTTTAACCGGGAATGTCATAGGCTCGAATTTGATTGGCTTATCGGTTATAATTACCTCACCTTCATTTCTTGCCTTCATATCCTTGCGGATTTTCTTGATGTCCTCATCTTCCAAAGGGAGCGATGAAATGCCGTCTTTGTTGTCGCTCGACAAAATACCAAGTGAGAACATATTGCGAAGCAGCACGTTTCTCTTTTCGTATTGTTTTTGTAGGTTGCTCAATGGCATCTTCAAAGCATCAATCTTAGATCGTGAGTTGAACATATCAATACCATCCACCTCAGTGATGTAAATAATCTCCTCAGGTAAAAACGTGGTGTAGGTGTCAATACGACTGATTGGGATTTGAAACTCTTTAATAAACGACTTCAAATCAACTGTGATGAGGTTCTGACCTGTTGGCACAATCTTCACGTTATTAAAAGCCAAAGGCATCAACTGCAATTTACCAAACGAGCCGTTTGGAGCGTATACGATAACGTTATTTGTAATGCATTGATTGATAGCAACGAATTTCATCATTTTGCCCCAAGACTGCATTGCGTTAGGTCGGTCGATTAGTTTGAAAATCGGGTTGCCGTTATTTTTCACGGGGTTACCATCTTTGTCAACGATCATTGGATTGGCACTAGCCACCATGTCAGCAAATCGGTTAATTACTGCGTTGAGTTCCGGAATAGAATAGTACAAATTCCACTTATCAGATGTGTTCACCCATTCAGGAACAACCGTTCCGATTTGTTGTGTAGTATAGTAATTAGGGTTGTTGATGCCGAAAAGCGCGAATACTTTGCTGAAAAAGTCCATCGTTTAAATTTAATGTGTAGGCCAAAATTATTATAAATTTGCTCAAATAACTTTGATATGAGTAATTTAACGCCGAAAGAAATCGAAGCAATCAAGCAAGTTAAGGAGGTTGTTAAGGTCTCAAATGAAACTGTAAAGAAATGACTAGAGAGGAATCAATTAAAGATGTACTAGCCAACAAGGAGCTTTTATACGCGAAAAAGACATCAACTTTAAAGCATGGAGATGTAGTGTTCGGTTCTTATGGCGAAGTCAACCACAAAACCGAGGTAATCAAACAAGACGGTAACGGTCAAGCTATGGAGCTAGGTACCATGAAACTCGGCCTTTGTATCAATACGACAAATGTAATTGACTCACACATGGACTGCCATATCCCTGGTCTTTGGAAAAAGTCTTTGCAGGAAATGAAAACGCTCTACTTATTACAGGAGCATGAAATGGAGTTCGAGTACGTAATCGCTGACAACGTAAATAACGACTTCACGGCATCGACAAAGAAAATGCCTTGGAGCAAGTTAGGAGCAAGTTACGAGGGTTCAACTGAGGCTCTTGTCTTTGACGTAACGATTGACAACAAGCGCAATCCGTTCATGTTTGAGCAATATAAAAACGGCTACGTTCTGAACCATTCGGTTGGGATGCGTTACGTTAAACTTTTCCTTTGTGTAGATACGGAAGAGCCTGTTTACGCGGCCGAAAAGGCTAATTGGGATAAATACTATCCTCAGGTAGTCAACAAAGAAGTAGCCGACATGAGAGGTTATTTTTGGGCAGTTACCGAAGCAAAAGTAGTGGAGGGTTCTGCCGTTGTAAAAGGAAGCAACGCAATTACACCTGTAATCTCTATTGTAGAGAACGCAAATAAAGAATACTGCGACACGTGCGAAACAGAAACCGATACCATGACAGTCGACAATGGTAACGGACTTTGCAAAGGCTGCGGAACACGTCGCAAGGAAGCCGCCAAAAGCACTTCTAACAACGAGCCGTCTAAAGACACTCAAGAAGGCAAAGAAGCTCCTGCCTTGGATTGGAGCAAAGTAATTTCTAACTTCTAAATTCTAAAAAATGACAGTAGAAGAAGTAGTAAAGGCCCTTGAGGAAAAACTAGAAGCTAAGGGTTTTGCAAACCAAACAGATGTTGAGGCTATCAAAGCATCCATCGAAGAATTAAAAAGCGCTAACGACGTCACAGCGATTAAAGAGGCGATCACAAATGTTGAGACTCAAATCGAGGCCTTGAAACAAGCTAACAACGAGCCACAAAAAGAAGTTAAATCTTTCCGTGAGGCTTTAATGAGCGCATTCGAGGCTAAAGCTGATGATCTTGAGGCAATGATTAAGTCGAGAGACATGAGCATTGATATTCAAATCAAAGATGCAGTTACTGTAACAGAAGCAAACACTTTGTTTGCTGGTGCATCTGCTTCGCATTGGTTGTTAACATCTTTCACGGGTGTAGTTAGCCAAGTTCGTCACAGAATTTCAAGATACTTGCAATATGTGAGCACTGGTACAATCAACAACCGCGTAGCAATGTGGGTTGAAGAGTACGATGAGCAAGGCGCACCAATATTCACAGCCGAAGCTGCAGGAAAACCTAAAGTATCTGTTCTCTACAAAGAGAAAGAGGCTAAGGTTCAGAAAATCCCTGCATTCATGAAAGTTTCTACTGAGATGCTTCGCGACCTTCCGCAGTTAGTTTCTTACATTCAGTCTAACCTTTTGAAAAGAATCGAGGTTGCAACTGTAACTGAGTTATTTGCTGGTAACGGTACAATGTTGAACGGCTTACTTGGTTATGCAACTGCGTTTACAGGTGGTGGCATCACAACTGCTATCCCTTCTGACTTTGACGTGTTCCGTGCATTGGCTTTACAAGTACAAAAGGCTTTCGGTACTGCTACAGCTGTATTCGTTAACCCTGACATTCTTGCAGCTATGGATATGGAGAAATCTGCTGACGGTATTTACTTAATCCCACCTTTCAAATCTGCTGACGGTACAGAAGTTGCAGGAATGGAGCTCATCCCAGAACTTGCTTTAATTGGTTCAGGTGTTGACTTCGTGGGTGGTGACTTGTCAGTTGTAAACGTGCGTTTCCGTGAAGGTCTTTCAATCAACATTGGATTGGATGGAACTGACTTCACAGATAACTTGCGTACAATCCTTGCTGAGCAAGCGTTAGTACAGTTCGTTTCTGCAAACGATACTCAAGTATTGGTTAAAGGCACAATGGCCGCTGCCAAAACTTTGATTACAACCGTATAAGATTAATATCTGCTACACTTGCCCCGACATTAACCCAAGCGGTTTGTCGGGGTTTGTAGCATAGAAACCTTTAATACTTTACACAATGAAGATTAAATTAACCGCAAAATTTCACCCGAGCCGTAAAGGCAATGTTGTCGAGATTGACGATCTAATGGCTGAGGCACTTATCAAAGAGGGCAAAGCTGAGGCAGTAGAAGCAAAGGCAAAAGGCAAAGGCAAAAAAGAAGCTGAACCCGAAGTTGAAGAGCCGCAAGCTCCAGCTCCTGAGGCCAGCGAAGCTCCTGAGGCCGATGTAACAAATGAAGGTGAGGAAATCGTAATCGAGTAATTACCATGGCAGTCAGTCAACTTATAACCCCTGAAAACTTTATCAATCGTTATGCCATTACCGTTGCTTTTAACAATGGTGAGGCTGTCATTGAGGAGTATATCAAGCTCTATGAGAAGCCAACCGTTTACAAAATGCTTGGTTATGAGTTGACTAATTTGCTTTACGATGACCCAACGGTGCCAGAACTCGAAAAGCTACTAACTGAGTTTGCTTTTGAGGGCAAATGCGGTCAGGGCAAATATTGCTCAGGTCTTTACGACATCTTGACCGCCATGATTTACGCTAAGTATCAACGTGAGCAAATCACACTAAATACTAGCATTGGCCAAATGAGGCCTAAAGTTGAGGCGGGCGAGCTTGCAAATGACAATTACACAAACGTATTCAAGTTGTACAACGATGCTGTTAAAAACAGCTTATTGCTACAAGAATACATTGAACTCAATAAAGAGCTCGTTTATCCTACATACAAAGGAACTGAGTTCAAAACCTCTTGGTTAATATGAAGCTAGTTAGCGAGCAAATACAAGAATTTGTAATCAACAACCTAGAAAACTCTTTGGATGTTGTTGAGGTTGGTGCGTTTGACGATGTCAATTTCACGCAGTCGATTACGTTTTGCGATGCCAAATGGCTACGCTTATACCTTGATCGTTTACTCATTAACGGAGTGCCTACCAAAGTAGTTGAGGTTGTTTCTGAGGTTCAGTTTATAGTTGAAACCGATGTGGAGCTCACAGGCTTAGAAATCTATTCCCTACCTAAACCATTGCTTTTGAATGGCACGCTTTCCAACACCAAATGGGAGTGGAATAAATACGTAGACCCAACGACCAAGCAAAACAAGGAGCGCGATAAACTGCCGTTTATTTGGTTAGTTTCCCCAACAGAGGAGAAAACCGATAACTACAACGCAGGAGGCTCAAAGACCGTAATTGCAAAACTTTGGTTTGTACATTGGTCTGATTGGAAGAAACTAAACGTAGACCGCCAAGATGAGGCTATAAAGCCGCTATATGCGCTACTCAATGAGTTCATGGCTACAATGAACAGGTTAAGCAATATTTTCGGCGGCGATAGCCTTAATTACGCTACTCGCGACTTTCCTAAATTTGGTACAGAAAACGAAAACGGCATCGACAAGGCTTTGTTTGATAGCACGCTTTCAGCGATTGAACTTGACGTGAATTTCAAAATGATAAAGCGATATTGTGAAAATTGCTAATTTTGGTACGAACAATTTTTATTTAATCAATTAAAAAACAAGATTATGGCTATTGCTGGATGTAACTGCAAGGGGCGAATTGGAAACACTGGCTATCCGGGGGTTAAACCTTTTGGAGTTACGTCAGGAGTTTACATGATGCCTATTCTTGCAAATGATGGTACTCGTAACGGTATCGACTTGACAAGTGCAACACTTGCACAGGATATTCTTGACGCGATCAACAACCCTGACCCGTCTAAAAGAATGTATCCA